CATTGGGTACGAGCATAACTTATGGAGTCTTTGACAATATACCTCGTGATAGTGGTGAAAGCGTAAATGGATATGAATCGTAGTATGAACGGAAGTCGAGTTCTCTCTGGAGTTCGATATATCCGGGGATAACTTGGTCTTTGCGGAGTGAGTAATCGCCGAACATTTCTTCCAAGGTTTCACGAATCCACAACTGCAAGCGATACCAAAATGAGTACCTGTCACCGAGTACGTTATCAGAACCCACACGATTAAAGTCCTCATAGAAGTAGCCCTTAGTTGGGTCTTCCGTAATTGTGAATACAGAGCCGATCTGGGTTGTAGTCGTTGTGCCTGTGCTATCAGATAAGTCGGAGCCGACATAATCAGAGCCGTCAGTAAATGACTGTCCGATGGAGCCTGCTGCGATTTCAAACAAACGTCTGCGTCCTACAAGATAGTAAGATACCCAAAGGGCCATGTGTTTTTCACTTGGGCGCACCAATTTTCCTATGAGTTCGTCATTGATTTCTGCGTTGGGAATATCTAATACGCGCCAATAGTACCACTGAATCCACTTTTCTATCTCCTCGTCTGAGAAGAAGTACCTTCTGAAAAGGGTAACGTTTTCGGTTAGTTCTTTATCGGTAACTTTGATTAGGCTCGTCGATGGTTCCTCTCCTCTGAAATACGGAGTGTATGATACGATAATGTCGTTGGCTATCAATGCTTCGAGCAGACCTTCCATAGTAGGATATTCTTGGAAAGTCAGTGATACGATATTTTCTTCTGTCGGTTCTTCTGTATCAGATGATTTGCGGGTAATGACAAGTCTTCCCTTTATAACCTCTGATTCCTCACCTTCCGTAAGTGGGGTAAAGTCTTTATCAACGGAAACAAACACGCCTTCGCCCATTTCCTTTAGGGCAAAAGCGGGAACAATGAAGCGGTCGAAAGTAATCTCCCGAACCGCTGTCATTATTTCATTCAAAGTTACTTTTTGAGCCATACTTATTGACGATACGCCTTTTGTGCGTTCACGAGAATGGCCGCAACATCAGCGGGAACCTGAACATCCTTGCCCTTGGCAAACTTATAAGGAATACCTGCGACAATGCTGTCAATGTCCTCGGTAGTGTGAATCTTGACCTTCTTCTGTTCAGCAAATTCAGCCTTCTTCTCACCACCGTTTGCTGGCTGCTGTGTACCGTCCTGTGTTCCTTTGGCTGTGCCAGTTCCCTGACCCTGCACCTGTGCTTCTTTAACTTCTTTCGTTGCCATGATTGTTACTTGTTTAAAAATTAATAAAAGAGTGGGGCTTGGAGAAATTCCTTGCCCCTATCCATTTACGAGTTTTACGCAGTGAGGGCCTTAACGATGTTAGCCTCCTCAATGATGCCGGTTCCCCAGATACCATACCAGCCAAGGGTATGCTTACGTCCGAGTTCAACAACACCATCGTCACGCAGCTCAACATCAAGGGCAATACCCCAACCGTAAGCGTTGTCACCGAAGAAGACTGCCTCGTATGCCTCAGTAATAGTGGCACCCTGACCGTACTTCTCAGCAATCTGAGCGGCGTTCAGTTTAGGCATCTGAGTGGTCTCAATGAAGATACATCCCTCATACATACCAACCTCACCGATGTACAACTGACGGCGGCCCATGTACGTATTGGCGTTGATCCAGTTACTGTCGTCACGAAGCTGACGCAACTGATGTGGATGCGCGATACATACGTAATAATCGCCATTAATTCGGGGAGCATTATGTGTAGCAAGTGTCTCAACAGCGTCCTTAACGGTCTTGGTTGTAAATGCGGACTGAGCTGTCATAGTAGCAAGACTCGTTGCGGTTCCTCCATATACTACATTGGTTGTCTTGAGCACTGTATCACGGAACTGACCATCGAGGACAACTGCCATATTATTAGCCAGCAGTTTAGATGCGTCACCGAGTACGTCGAGCAATGAAGTACGCAGGAGATATTCTGTTACCTGAATGGAATTAGCCTGCTCTTTTACGGGGATAACAATCTCAGAAGTAGTCATGCCTTCGGGAGTAAGTACATCACTCTCCTCCAATGCGCCACCACCTTCAAGGTTGCCATACTTAACAAATACAATAGCCTTTCCTCTTACTGCCTGCAAGTCACGCTTAACCTTAGCGAACTGAGCGAAACGCAGACGAGGCTGTGCCTGGAACAGCACCTCACGAGAATAAAAATCGCGGACTGCCTGCGGAATTGACACATAACCACCTTCATTAACTCCAGCGGAAGTAGTATCACCAAAGAACAGTCCTGTTGCGAGTACAAGAATACCTACGCAAAAAGATAAAATAAATGTAATCATTTTGTTCTTAAATTTTGTTGTTAATTACTCGAAATTACAATGTGCCGCCATTTCCGTACATTGCTTCGAGCTGTTGTTTCAGAGCGTCACGTTTCTGTGCGAACTCAGACATCGGCATCGTCTTTGTAGCGGTAGGCTCCTGAGAAGCATCTGCGGCTGGACGATGTGGTGCGGGCGGTGCGGCTGGAATCTGCTGCTGACCATTCGGTGTAGGAGAACTTTTCTGTTCAGCTTGGAAACCGGGCTGCTGTGCCTGCTTCTGAATGTTGGGGTCGCCAGTGTAAGGTTTCTGCTCGTTACCCGGTGATGGGTATGCAGCGCGGAGACGGATTGACTCCTTGAGGGCTGCGTCGAGTTCCTCCTTAGTGTTACCCTTAACAAGCTCTGGAATACAAGTGGCGGCGTTCTCAGTGATGAGTTTCTCACGATAAGCATTGATTTCATCCTCCTGCGTCTTCTTGGTTGCGTCAAGGACAGGGCGGACAACTTCTTCTATTGTAGCCTTTAGAGACTCTTGCAAGTCTTCCTTAGTCACGAAGGAGTCCTTGAGCGACTTTACGAGGGCCTCAATGTCAAGTTGCTGTTTCTGCTGGTCTTCTGTTACCTGCACACCACTCAAATTCTTAATCTGCTCCTTGAGCGACTCGAACTGGGAGTACAACTTTGACTTTTCCACCTTAGACACGTCCTGAATGAATTTCTGCAATTCGGGAGTTTCACTCACTAAGTAAGTAACACCGTTGATTGTGACACTTTCTGGAATACTGATTGTGTTCTGCTTTTGGTCTGCCATTTTCTTTTCTACGATTAAAAGTTACTACAATTGTTGTTTTGTTACTTGATGATACCCTTACGAAGTGTTTATGAACCACTACCCTTGATAGTAGCCTGAGTCATCTGCTCGCGGGTCACGAGAGGTGACGCTGGAGTACCCTGATTAACAAACTTGTCATCAACGAGTTTCTC